ACATGTAAGCCCCCACCACTAGATATAACCCAAGGTGTACCTAACTCTGCCAAAGCCGTTGTGGAGAGGAACGTGTCCAAAGCATCTGCCGCTTCTGCCTTAGTTGCGTAGCCCTTACCCTCCCCACAGTCGATATCCAAGAACAAAGACTTAATCTTTAGGGCGTTCTCGGTTAAGCGTTTACCCTTGTCGTTGAACGTGGCTAGTGCGTAAAATGAGTTGTATCCTTTTGAATCAAACGCCATAGCGGCGTTATACAGCTCGTCAATCGTTTGCACGAAGACGTGTTCTTTTTTAGCTGTGCTAATTTCAACTGCGCAATACGCACCCGAAGTAGGTAGCACAGTCGCTAGGAATTCCTGCGACGTCATATGTACCCCTTGAGTTTAGTATTTTAATTTGTCACTTAGCCGTTTAATTAACTCTTTTTGATAGTCTTCGTTTAATCCACCATTATTAACATACTCCTCAGCGAATCGCACAAGTTCTTTGTCTGAGAGGGTTCTTGGGTGTATTGCTGTTATCTGTTCGCTATGCATTTTCTCATCGCCTCTTCAACTGTACGGCTCGATTGTAGTATGTTCAACAAAGACTGAACGCTATTTCTGTATGCGGGCGTTACATCCGTTCCGCTAAACCAGTTGTATACCGTTTGCCTCGTTGCGCCTGTAAATTTTGCTATCTCAATAACTGGGAAGTTTAAACTAATTGCCCAACGTCCTAGCTGATTGCCTAGCGTTTTGGGTGCTACTTTTGTAGTCTGTTTTATTGTATCTGAATAAGCCATGATTTTCTCGTTAAGTTGTGGGTGGGGGTACTTATTTCTTCTGTATAAGCCGCATTAAGTAGCATCAATAAGTTGTTAACACAGCGCCTACTTTCCCCCCGTAACTATCTACTGATGATAATACGCAGCATATGGTACTTCAGAGTTATCCCTAGGCTTATGCATAAAAACCCTATACGGTAACTCACTTTCAGTTAAAAAAGCTGACGGGTTTTGCTCTTTAATAAACTTTATAGTTTCATCCAACAACTCGTTTGGTTTCCCAAACAGTGGATTATCCATGTGATTTATCCTAGGGCTACGTGCAACTGCCTTTAACCTATCCATTTGCTCTTGCGTAAGCTTACTCATCATCCCACTCCGATACAGTAGCCGCTAAACTACCAGCTTTCTTTTGCGGAACAGCGTTAGCTTTTACGGCAGGCTTGCGCTTCTCAGGCTCGTCTACCTCAGCTTCTTCCTCAGCCATCGGCTTTAGTTTAGGCAAGCTAGGCTTTTTGCCCTCTAATGCTAGCGGCTTATCAGTCTTTGCAAACGTAACTGCTACTGCGTTCTTAGCTTCTACTGACGCACCCTTGGCAACAGTAACCTCATACTCCTCATCTTCTAACCAACGTGCAGGTTGAAAGAACAGCTTGGGCACAGCCGCTTTAGTATCAAAACGTAGACGTGTAACTAATGTCTCAGGGTTGATGTTTTGAGCCGCTAAGTAACGAGCGTATGCCTGTAACGGACGCTTGTCGCCTTCTTCTTTACCGAAGATTGACGTAGCCGCTAGAGTTAACTGCATAACATCGCCTTCAATGTCATTGGCTAATACCACAGCAAGTCGTTGTGAAAACCGGCAAGCCTTGGAATCGCCCTGACCAGACCCTTTTACATTCATTGGGCATGATGCGCAGTTGCTATGCTGTGGCTCATCAATTGATGCGTCGGGTGTATCACCATCGGCTGACCAACAATCAGGACTCTTAGTCTCGCCCTCAACGTACTGTGATGCGTAAAACGTACGGCTGATTTTTGGTGCCGCATTAACAATAACAACATCTAAATGGCGGTCGTCAATAGATGTGATTTCTTTACCATCTGCCATCAGACGGAATACACCGCCCTTGATAGAGATACGTTTACTACTGCCAGTGTTTATTCCACCCCCTGCAAGGCTCTTGGCTAGTGTTGATATTTCCCCTTTTTTAGCAAATGCTGGGGTTTTGGCAGGATTAAAGTTGGCTAGTTCGCCCATTTGTACAGCTCCTTAGTTAGTTGGTTTACGTACCGTTACTGCATACTCCGACATAGAATTTAACCCCGCCGGTACACTTCCGGGGTTCTCTTCCAAAAACATAGACATGTTCTTTTGTGCAATCCGTTTCTCAAACAAGTCTAATGCATCATGCTCTATTACAAACTGCTTGAACGAATCCCAGTCGTTTGTGTAGTAGCGTGTTTTCTGTGACAAGATAATAGTGCCTTCGTCTGTTCTTACAGATAAAGTACCAAGCTCCATCATTTGATCTTTCATTGCAAGTTTAATTTCTGCCTTCTGATCTTCTAACGTATCAAGTTGTTTTTGTATTTCCTGCGCTTTTAGGTATATCTTACGATATACCTTTGCTAGTTTATCTAGCGGTATAACTTCGTTTTCATCATTCATTATTATAGGTTCCTTGTAAAATATTTTACATCATAAAAGACAGCAATACAGCAGAACATAGGGTTTTCCTTATAAATTAAGTTCTTCTTTATATAGGTTAAGCAAGAGATCATGCCCTTCAACACGTTTCTCTAAGCGGTCAAACATTTTCTTCTCTATGTCACTACCTTGTAAGTGTATCACAGTTACATTGGTCGATGTCTGACCAATCCTATCTGCTCTTGCGATACATTGCAAGTACGTCTCTACGGAGAACACCGGACCATAAAACACAACGGTGTCAGCCGCAGTTAATGTTACGCCATGTGATGCGGCTTGTGGCTGAATCACTAATACTTTTGGCGCATCTGTTGTTTGAAAGCGTTTAAATATATCTGTGCGTTTATTAACAGATACATCACCGTTTATAACTTCACAGGCGATGTTATGTTTTAGCAAGTGCATGTTAATTGTGTCGATGCTATGCCTAAACGGTGCAAATATAATTACCTTACGGCTTGTTTCCTCTAATACTTCTTGCAAGACGCTAAGCCTTGGTGCGCAATCAAACTCTACTACCTCATGGTTGTCTGAATAAGCCGCTCCTGCGCTTATCTGCAACAACTTACTTACTCCTGCGGCGGCATTGATAGCCGTAATTGTTTCGCCCGATGTCTGCACTAGCATGCGGTCTTTAAGCATCCTGTAGTACTTAATCTGTTGCGGTGTTAGCGGTACGTGCCTTGTCTCGGTTAACACAGGGGGCAGGTCTGTACATTCTTCTTTGGTGTAACGTATGGCAGGCTGTAGCGCATCGTATACGTCCTGTTGCGCATTAGCTTTTGGTAGCCACTTAAACTTAGTTAGCTTGTTCATCACCTTGTCACGCCATGCAGTAGCAAACTTGGGCACACCTGTTGGGTTGACTAGCTTAGCCAAGCCATATGCATCTACAGGCGACTGAGCCGCAGGCGTACCCGTCATCATCCACAACATAGTGTCAGGCTTTAATACCTTATTAAGAGATTTCCAGCGTTGCGTTGTTGGGTTCTTATAAGCGTTAGCCTCGTCAACAATAACTAAATCAAACCGACCATCGTTAGCTACTTCGTTTGCCACTAGGTTTAAGCCATCGTAGTTAATAACAACAAACTCGTAGTCGCCTTGAATCATTTCAATACGTCGTGATGCTTTCGAATGGTGCGCCGCAACAGCAGACCTGTGAATGATGCTTTTACCAATACTACTCATCCAAGCGTCGTGCATAATAGATAGCGGACACAGGATAAGGCAACGTCTTACTTGCTTTAACTTCATCAAATAGTCAGCCGCCCATAACGCTGAGAATGTTTTACCAGTCCCCGGGTCGTTGAAAACAAAGGCTCTGCGGTTCATTGTCAAGAAACATGACGTATCAATCTGATGCGCAAAGGGTTTAAAGCGTCCGGGCCAATTGTACTGCTTGGTGATAGGCGATGGTACGTTCTTAACTCCTAGGTTGCGTAGCACCCTCGCTTCGTCAAGCCCCCAGTAAACGGCTACATCATACCCACCATCCATGCGCTCAACAATCTTGTGCCTTGGGATAATTTTGTATTTGCTTGGGTCTCTTGTACGCAGTACAAGCGCCTTGTTATCAATTATCTGCATTACTTTCTCTTTCCGTAAAACATTTGATTAAACCAGCCATTTAAAATAACAGCCTTGACTTCTTCTTGTTTATCTGTAGGCAAGTCGGCAACGGAATCTTCAAGGCATTTTAAAACTTCTTTAACCATTTGTTGTGGGGTAATAATCATTTCTCATGCCTCCACGTTACAAAATGTTCACGCAAGTTTTGTTCCTCTAAATACTTTTGCATTAGCGTTACCTCTTCTCGTAGCAAAACTATTAAGTCTGTTTGTGGTTCGCTCCATTGAGTTATTTCCTCATCGGTTAGTTCTTTTGCTGACGAACAACAACATTGACTAGGTATTCTGTGGCATTTGCTACAAAAAATATTTTGGTTCATTTCTCACTCGCTTTCTTCTGAAATCCATTTAACCATAGCTTTTCTTGATTTCATTTGATTTTTAAATAGTTTCAACTCTTCTATCTCAGCCTGTTGCTCTTTAACTAAATTATGCAACGCTTGTATTTCTGCTGACGTATACAACGGGTTTAATTGAAGTATCGAATCAGGTGGTGACTCTTTAAACAATATACCGCCATCGGATATGTATGCACTTGGTTTCATCTATCGCTCCTCATTTGTTTAGCTTCTTCACATAATTTAGCGTAATCCTTGGGTACAT